CGTCTCCTTGGAAGTTTTAGCCCCTACTTGCGTGGGGGCTTTTTTTATGTATAATCCAAACCGTTGTCGTTGCACACAACACGTTTAAAAGCCGTTTACTCATGCGTTTGGCCTCAGGGGATTCCCAGAGGGTGCAACCCGAATGCAGTAGTAAGCGGCTTTTTTATTTGTGCTACTTCATCCGTACTCCAGACGATACCAGTGAGTCTGCATGGACTGCTTGGAAGAGAACACAGGGCTTGGATACACCCCCAAGATAACCCTACTAGCCTGTCAGCGAGGGACTAGGGTAGACACTGATACATGGGTGGGACAAGTCAGTGTCGGATGAATCGCTGCCTCATGGGTTTACTGGGATGGTTGGTTTTGGGGGGAGTTATTCGATTAACTACCCCTTAAAGCATGACCCTCTGGGTAGGGCTGGATAGCATTGGCTACCACCCTTGGGGAAACTATGTCTAAAAATACTTGACAACCCTTAGAAATTGTGTTCTATAATGTAATCATGGACAACCGCAAGGCCCATGACAGCAGTAGTCTGCTCCCTGGTGTGGGGGTAACACACAAGTCTAGGCCCAGATTCTTCTGGACAACCGTTGGCGATAAACTTTTCATCAACCGTTTCTAGGAGAAACAAATGTCAATTAGCATTTCTAATGCATTTGTGACGCTGTTCGACACGGAAGTGAAGCAAGCATATCAAGCTGATGCTGTCTTGCGTAACACTGTCCGTTTGCGTACTGGTGTCACTGCGTCCACTCACAAATTCCCCAAAATTGGTGCTGGTGTTGCACAAGTCCGAGTTCCTCAGACTGATGTAACTCCTTTGAATGTGTCTTACTCACAAGCCACAGTCACACTGACCGACTACATTGCTGCTGAATACAGCGATATCTTTAACCAAGCCAAAGTCAACTTTGATGAACGTCAAGAGTTGGTTCAGGTTGTTGGTAAAGCCATTGGTCGTAGATCTGATCAGATGATCATTGATGCACTTGCAGCGTCTGGCACTAGCTTGACCGTTGCTACCAGCATTGGTGGTTCTGCCACAAACTTGAATATGGCTAAATTGCGTGAAGCTTCACGTTTGCTTAACACTGCAAACGTACCAGCAGAAGATCGCTTTATCCTGATTCATGCTTCACAATTGTCTAGCCTCTTGTCTGAAACTGCTGTTACCAGCAGCGATTTCAACAGCGTGAAGGCATTGGTGCAAGGTGACATCAACACCTTTATGGGCTTTACTTTCAACGTCATTGGTGACCGCTCCGAAGGTGGTTTAACTGGTGGTGGTTCAGGTTCTACCCGTAAGGTTTATGCCTACCACAAAATGGCAATCGGCATGGCTGAAAGCATGGCAATTCGCAGTGAGATCAACTACATCCCAGAGAAAACCTCTTGGTTAGTTAGCTCAATGTTCAGTGCTGGTGCTGTCGCTATCGATGCTGGTGGTTGTGTTGACATCACTTGTACAGAATAAGGAGCATAAAAATGGCTTTCTCAGCAACTGGCTTTAATGCCGTAGGCGGTCAGTCTAAATCAGGTAATGCACCTGCCATTTGGACTTATTCCAGCACTGACGCTCAATCAGTAATTCGTGTCTCTGGCTACTTCAACTCTGTTTCTTCAGTGTTGAAAGTCGGTGACATTATTTTCTGCTACAGCGCCACTGGCGGTACTCCTGTAATGTCCACAGCTTATGTGGTCAGCAACGCTTCTGGCGTGGTTGACATCACTGACGGTGTGACCGTTACCGCAACCGATACTGATTAATCACAGTATCAAATGGATCGGCCTGCTACTGGATAACTGGTGGCAGGCCATTCTTACATCTGAGGTGACAAATGGCTGCTGGTGATACCGACATTCGTATTTGCTCTGATGCCTTGCTGATGCTTGGCGCTAAGGCAATCTCATCATTCAATGAAGGCACATCGGCATCAAATACTTGTGACCGCTTGTACCCTGGTGTCAAATACTCAACCTTACAGTCATACCCATGGTCTTTCAGTTTCAAGAAAGTCCAACTGGCACAGACGATTAACACGCCTGTTAACCAGTACCGATACGAATACCAACTGCCATCTGACAGACTGGGTGCTATCAGACGGGCATATAACAGCACAGCAATTGGCGTTGGAACATTCAATGATTGGGTGATCCAAGGCGACAAGCTTTTGACAAATGAGAAAACTGTGGTCATTGACTACCAGTATGCTCCAACAGAATCTGAGATGCCAGCTTACTTTGTGCAATTGCTCAAGTACATGATGGCATGGCATCTGGCTGATCCAATTACGGATCAAGTCTCCAAGACGCAATACTGGCAACAGGTTGCTGTCGGTTCGCCAGGCGAAAACAACCGTGGTGGTTACTTCCGCACAGCCATGGTGGTCGATGGACAAGGAAACACAACTCAGTCGTTTGAAGACTTCAGCCTCATTGAAGTGAGGAACTGATGACTCGACTTGTTGCCATTCAAACCAACTTTTCAAGCGGGGAATTAGACCCCTTGCTTCGTGCAAGGGTTGAGCTTGAGCAATATAAAAATGGCGCTGAGACACTAACCAATGTATTGGTTCAACCACAAGGCGGTGTACGCAGGCGTGGTGGGCTTAAATATCTGATGGAGATACCCAGCGCAGCCAGTCCAGCAAGTGGCAGTCGTAGCGTCCCATTTGAGTTCTCTGTGGACGACAGTTATATGCTGATCTTTGTCAATCAGCGTATGTACATATTCAAAGACAGAACACTGATCACAAACATCAATGGTTCTGGCAATCCATATTTGGCGGTGTCGGCTGTGACAAGCTCAATTTTGTCCACCATGTGCTGGACTCAGTCTGCTGACACGCTGATCATTACGCAAAAGGATATTAATCCTATCAAGATTGTGCGTGGTGGTACTGATGCCACATGGACTGTGAGCAATATTGCGTTCATTGGCATTCCAAAACACGCTTATACCCTTGCATACAGCAACCCAGCAGGTACTTTGACACCCAGCGCAACATCTGGATCTATCACCCTGACAGCCTCTGCCGCATCATTTACTGCTGCCAGTGTTGGTCAGTATGTGAATGCCACTCCACAAGGTCGTGCAAGGATCGTTGCATTTACAAGTACCACCGTGGTAAGTGCTGTGACTGAGATTCCATTTTTCAGCACTGCTGCCATTGCCACTGGCTCATGGGAATATGAGTCTGGCTATGAAGATGTGTGGAGTTCAACCAAAGGTTGGCCTCGTACTTGTACCTTCCATGAAGGTCGTCTGTACTTTGGTGGCAGTAAGTCTCGCCCATCAACTGTGTGGGGTAGCAAGGTATCGCAGTTCTTTGATTTCAATCCTGATCAAGTCTATGACGATGATGCGGTTGAAGCAACGCTGGACACAAACAGTTTGAACACCATCACTGACATTATCAGTGGTCGTGACTTGCAAGTGTTTACAACTGGCGGTGAGTTCTATGTTCCGCAAGCTGGCCTTGAGCCAATCACGCCAACCAACTTCTTTGTGAAGACGGTCAGTCGTAATGGATCTCGTGAAGGTATCCGTGTACAGACATTGCAGTCTGGAACCATCTATGTGCAACGTCAAGGCAAAGCACTTAATGAGTTCTTGTACAACGATACAACTTTGTCGTATGTCAGTACATCAATCAGTTTACTGTCCAGCCATTTGATAAATGCTCCAATTGAGTTGGCGCTTAGAAAAGCCACAAGCACTGACGAAACAGACGCATTGTTGATGCTCAATGGCGATGGAACAATTGCAAATTACTCTATCTTGCGCCAGCAAAATGTGGTGGCTCCAAGCAAATTGACGACTGATGGATTGTTTAAGGATGTCGGTGTTGACATTGAAGACATCTATGTTGTGGTCAAACGCACATTCAACAGCGTGGACAAGTACTATGTGGAAGTCTTTGACACAGCCACATTTACAGATTGTTGCTTTACTGGCGGTGTTGCCACAACCATTTCCAGCCTACCGCATATTGGCAAGACACTGAATGTCATTGCTGATGGCAGTGTGTTGTCTGATGAGGTTGTCAGTGGCGGTGGTTCTATCACCATGGATCGTGCCAGTACAACCAGTTACGAGGTTGGATTACCATTTACAGTGACGATTAAGACTTTGCCAATTGAACCACGGATGTCTGTTGGTGTGCGTATTGGCTTTGTCAAACGCATCATTGAAGTCAATGCTTTGCTGTATGAGACACAGCATTTGCTGGTCAACGATAACCTTGTGCCAATTAGATCATTTGATACTGTTGGCATTTTGGATGAAGCAATTCCAGAATTTACTGGCACAAAGACTGTTGGGGGAATCGCTGGATACTCTGATGATGCTCAAATTACAATCAGTCAAAATCTTCCATTGAAGCTTACGCTCCTTGGCCTTGATTACAAACTATCTGTGTACGGAGGCACATAAATGGCACAAATTGCAATGTTGGCTTTTGCTGCTGTAAGTGCAATTTCGTCAATCAGACAAGGTCAGCAACAAGCTGAAGGATATAGATTTCAAGCACAACAAGCTGAACTGCAAGGTCGTCAAAATGCATTGAACTACAACCGACAAGCGTTGTATGCGTTTGAGCGCCAGCAACGTCTTGGTGGAACAATCAGAGCAAGAGCAGCCGCTGGTGGTATTGATCCGCTAACTGGAAGCCCATTGTCTGTTGATCAATGGAATGCTGAACGTGCTGGCAATGAAATTAAAATTGCTCGTGAGAATGCAGAGTTGGCGGCTGCTGGTGGTTTGGCTCAATCACAGCAACTGTATGGTGCGGCAACTGTTGCAGAAGCTTCTGGAATCACAAGTGCAATTGGTAAGGTTGGTACAGCCTATGCAATGTCTTCACAAAGTGCAACACCATCAACTGGATCAGCCGCTGGCTCTTCTACATCACTCTATTCAGCGCCAACTGCTGGAAATCTTGATTACATGGGTGGTGGCTTTGGAATGAGAACCAGTTTGTATGGTGGTGAACCTGGTTTAAGGATGCGATAAAAATGGCTGAATTACCTCGTTACGAAAATATTGGCGTTCAATACGCTGATCTTCCAAAGATATCTACAGCTATGCAACAAGCACAAGCCCAAGGATATGCTGGTCTTGAGCAGTCATTAGATCGGATGACTAATTTCTTTCAAGAGAAAGCAGTTACTGAAGCTCAAAAGAAAGCATTGAAGTATTCGATTGAGTTTCCACCTACACCAGAACAATTGCTTGAAGCCAAGAAAACTGGTGTGATGCCAGTCATCAAAGGCGCTGGCAGTGTATTTACTGAAACATACAACAAGGCCACTGCTCACATATTGGGCAACGAGTTACAAACTCAATTCCAAAACAGAGCTGCCGAAAGATTAAATGCAATAGAGCGTGGTGTGCCAATTGATATACCTTCATTCCAACGTGATTTGCGTGATGACATTGATGGAAGCATTTCTGTATTGACAGCGATTGATCCAGAGACATCGATTAAATTTCGTGCATCCATGGCAACCGTTGGTCATGGCGTATTTAAGCAAGCATTGGCAATTGATGAAAAGAATCGTCAACTAGGTTATGCCGCTGATCAAGAAATTGGCATTCTGAGCATTAAGCCTGTAGTTGAAAATGTCATCAAGTCATATGCTGATATTGGAATGGATCCAGCAGAACTTGAAAATGTTTTGCAAAATGTGATTCAACCTTTTACAAACAAGACCAGCATCACATTGGCTGGTACGAACAAATATGCAATTGATGCATACAAGATTGTGGAAGAAGCCAAGATTGGTGCTGTGCTGACAAAGTTAGCAGATCCTACATTTGCATCTACTACTGGCGTTGCCGCTCAAAAATTAATGAATGGCGATCTTGGTGAATTTACTGGCTTATATAACAGATTAGATAAAGATACAAAAAACAAAATCAGAACTGAGCATATGAAAGCTGTCAGTGATGCCAAACAATTTACTGACATTGAGGCAGAAAAACGCAAAGCCGAGAACAAAGTTAAGGGTAATGAACTGACCATTGAGTTTTTGCGTCCTGATACAAAGTCTTCTCGTAAACAAGAAATCCTAACAGAGATGATCCGTTTGGATGAAATGACTTTGACAACTGCCATGGAATTGATGAAGCCAAAAGAGGCTGAACCAAACCCAGTGCTGACAATGAGTCTTTATGACAACATTAAAAATGGTCGCATAAAAAGCATTAATGAACTTGTTCCATATTCAAATAGATTAAGTCGTTCTGAATTTGAGTCGCTTGGTAGATCATTGGTTGACAATCAAGCCAAGATTGCTTTGGAAAGAATTGATCGTGAGGCTGGCATTGTCAGTCCATTTGTTGACCCTGGTCCTGAAAAGCTTAAAAGAAAAATCGATCTTACCGATAGATATTACAAGCAATTACAAAATAAAGTGCCTGGTGAAAAAGGTGTTATGCGCTATTTGACACCAAGTGAAGCAATTGAAGCGGCAATAAAAGGATACTCTAGTGATCCAGCAATAAAAACTAAAGAAACAAAGCGTAAGCAAGCTCAAGACAAGGTAGACAATTTTTTTAGCACCAGACCAGCGCTTAAAAAACCAAATACCACTCTTGACCAAACTGACTTTTCAAAAGTGCCTGGTTTGTCTGCTGGTGAAATTGAGATTTTGAACAGAACCAAAAAAGAATATCAGGATAACCTATGAGTCTAGAACGAGAACTTCGTAAAGACTGGGATAGCGTGTTCTACCCAGCGCCTGATCCTATTGTTGAACAAGCGCCAGCACCTGGTACAAGCCAAGCTGGTGATGTTTTGGTGGCTGAAGCTGGATCTCGTGGTTTGCCTGAGTCTGCCTACTCTGGTGAAGTTCAGGCTGAGATGAAATCGTTTGATCCAACCACACGAGTGCAAATTGCTGACAAGCTTCAGTCTGTATTGGAAAGCCTTGGAGTAGATCGTTACATAGCTCGTAGAAATGCTCAATCTTTTATTGGTGGAGCAAGTAGTAACTTGCCAGCACAAATGGGTCTTGTAGATGCTTTGGCAATGTTGCCTGGCATCGGTACAGCCATCGGTACAGCCATGCTTCCTATGTACGTTGAAGAAGGAGCTTTGGCAATTGAAGAAGGTATTAAATCTGCCGAGCAAGGTGATCTTGTGTCGGCTGGAATTGAGACTGCTGTCGGTGCATTGAATGTATTGCCTGGCGCACAAGCGGCAAAGGATGTCAGTAAGAGGGTAGTCAAGAAAGCCAAGTCATTGGTTAAGGAAGCAAAATAATGGCGATCCAGCAACTTGATCTCAAACTTGATCAGATGAATGAAGGACTTGTTGACCAAGATCAACGAGAAAAGCTTGCCGCTGCGCCAATGCCAGAAGTTGCAACTCCTGACGCTATGGCTCCAATGCAAACAGAAATGCAAGAGGAAGGCATTCAAGTTGCTGGTGGTCGTGGCGAGGTTATCCGTGAAGTCTTGAAAAAGCTCAAGCCTGTTGAAATCCGCAAGCCACCAGTTGCACCGCTGACACCACAAGCAGCCACTGCCGCTGCGGTTGAAGACACAACAAAAGCCGCAATCAATGCTGGTGTAACAAGTAGCAAGACGGAAGCTAGGATTGCAGCCAAAGTGCAAGCCAATGCCAATCCAGCTATTACGCCAGAAGCATTTGCAAGCCAACGTGCTGACATACAAAATCTTCGATCAACAACAGATCTTGCGGCAGAAGTACCGCCAACAACTGTATTCAATTTGCCAAAGATGGAGACAACGGAAGACATCAAGTCAACCATTGAAACCATGAACAAGATGTCTGGCATCAAAACCCAGACGATCACATTTGATGATGTGCGTACAGCGGCTGAAGGCGCTGGCATTGGCCCACAGTTCATTGATGACATCACCAGTGGCAAGCTACAGGTAACACCTGAGAACACCTACAAGGCATTGAATGCCATGGTTGCCAGTGCCAAGCACTTGGATGGATTGGCTGCCAAGGTTGCTGATGGGTCTGCTACTCCAACCGAGTTGGCAGAGATGGCGCAAACCATTCACTTCCACAATCTGCTTCAGCAAAGTGTCAAAGGTTATCAGACCAATGTCGCTCAGTCATTGGCTGTGATGCGTATGCCTCGTGATGGTGCTGTTGACATTTCCAATATCCTTGAGAATTTTGGCAATGAGACTGACATTGTGAAGTTTGCTCAAGCCTATTTGGATGTCAAAACTCCAGAAGGCAAAGCCAACATGATCAAGAGTATGGCTCAAGGAAATCCTTGGGAGAAGATGTACACAGTCTATGTCAACGGCATCTTGTCTCGACCAGGCACACACTTGAAGAATGCTTTGAGCAATACTGTGTTCTTGCCATGGCGCATGACTGAACGTGCTATTGCTTCTACTATTGGCACAGTGCGTCAAGGCATTGGTCTTGGCGGTGATGATGCATACTCATTGATGGAAGTGCCAACCATGCTGGCATCTACTACTACGGCTGTGCGTAATGGCTGGGAGCTGATGTCTCATGCGTTTGTCAATGGTGTACCAAAAGGCTGGTCTGATCCAACTAAGATAGCTAGACAGCAGTCTCGTTTAGAACTGTTTAATGCCAAAGCAGACGGTTCATTGTTGTCTGCTGGTATCAAAGCAATCAACTATGTGACTACATTGCCTGGTCGTGCATTGATGACATCTGATGAATTCTTCAAAGGTGTCAACTACACATACGAACTGTCTGCTGAAACAACCCGCCTTGGCATCAAAACATTTGATGATGCATTGAAGAGTGGTGCAACTGTTTCAGATGCGCTCAAGGCAAAGTCTGATGCCATAGATAAATTCTTGTTGGAGCCGCCAGATTACATTACTGGTCTGGCAGAGACTGGAACATTTACTCAAAGGCTTGAAGGTACTGCTGGCAAAATTCAATCTGCTTTGACACCAAATACAGCGACTGGTTTTGCATTGCGTACTCAAATTCCATTTATTGCAACACCAGTAAATGTGATGGGTGAAGCTGTTGCTCGTACACCATTGGCTCCATTTACCAGTTCATTCTGGGCGGCAATGAAACAAGGTGGCAAAGAAGCAGACATGGCAATGACCAAGGTTGGTCTTGGAAGTGCTGCCATATATGGATTTAGCCAGATGGCTGCCAATGGAAATATCACAGGCTCTGGCCCTGGTGATAAAGGCACACGCCAAGCCATGGAGCGCCAAGGATGGCAACCATACAGCTTTGTGTTTGACATCAGCAACATCACAGAAGATGTGCGTCAAGACTTCTCACAGTTCCCTGGCATGGTCAGATTCGGTTCTGGTGATTACGCAGGCAAGGTATTCTTGAGCTACCAAGGCATGGAGCCTATTGGCGCTTTGATGGGTATGTCTGCTGACTATGTGGACTACGCTAGGTATGAGGAAGACGACAGCCGTGTCAATGCATTGGCTGGAGGTATTGTGTTTGGTGTTGCCAACTATATGTTGGAGCATCCAATGCTAACTGGCGTGAGCAATATCACTTCATTGCTTGGAGGCGGTGTGCCAAACAGTAGGCAACACATGGTTGAAATGCTGAATGGTATTGCTCGCATTGGTACAACGACTGTTATCAAATCAGTTGAGCCACTGTCTGGAATTGTTACCAGCACCAAAGAGAAAGTTGATCCATTACGCAGAGACTATCAAGCAGATCCCAATTTGCCTGCTGGTATCAAAGGCTTGATGGATGCAGTGAATAAGTGGAAGTCTGAGACACCAGGCTTGTCTGAAGAGCTAGATCCATTATTAAACATTTGGGCAGAACCTGTTTCACATGAATATACATGGGCACCATTGCGGATGAAAGAGGGTAAACAATCTGAAGTTGATCAGGCGCTTATCCAGCTCAATGCAAATATTTCAATGCCATCTAGACAAGTCAGGATGAAAGATCCAGATACTGGTATTTCCACAACTACAAAATTGACTGCGGCAGAAAACAATGAAGTTCTAAAAATTGCAAATTATAAGTTGGGTCTTGAAAACCAAATAAAATCAGTAATTCAAATGATTAAAGAAGATAATAATAAGAATGATTTGATTGTTTATCAAGACCACATAAACAAAGCATTCAGTGATGTGTTTGAGATATCTAAGAAGCTATTGATTGAAGAAAGCATCTATGGAGCAGACATCAAACAACGCATTGCAGACAAAGCGCAAAAACTCAAAGAATTTGGCAAAGGAGCTAAATAATGGCATACCCTATTTCTGATGTAACAAGGCGTGTTGTATACACTGGCTCTGCTGGTGTAGGGCCATATAGCTTCAGCTTTGAAATTCTGGCAAACACTGACATTGCTGTTTACAAAGACAGCACATTGTTGACATTGACTACTGACTACACAGTCACGATCAACAGCAATGGCACTGGTTCAGTTACCTTGGTTGTTGCTGCAACTATTGCAAATAACATCACTTTGGTTGGTGACCGAGCAATTGCACGAGCCACAGACTTTGTGACTGGTGGTGATTTGTTTGCCAACTCGTTGAATGATGAGTTTGACAGCTTGGTCATCTTCAGCCAGCAAACAGACGAGAAGGCAGAGCGTGGATTAAAAGCGCCTGTCACTGATCCAACCGACATCAACATGGTTTTGCCAAGCAAGGTTAGTCGTGCTGGAAAGATCTTGGCTTTTGATAGCTTGGGCAATCCAGCGGTTGGTGAAGACATTGGTAACTGGCGTGGAAGCTGGGCGGCTGGTACATCGTACTCAGTGCGTGACTTGGTAAAAGATGCCAGTAACAACAACGTGTATCGTGCCAATACTGCTCACACATCTTCTGGCACTACACCGATATCCAGCAATGCAGATGTTGCCAAATGGGATTTGGTTATTGATGCAGTATCTCCAGCGGCAAGTGCGGCAGCGGCAGCGGCATCAGCATCAGCGGCATCAAGCTCTGCAAACTCTGCATCAAGCTCTGCAAGTTCTGCATCTTCAAGCGCCAGCACTGCAACCACAGCGGCAAGCAATGCCAGCACTGCACAGACTGCGGCTGAAGCGGCAAGAGATGCAACCTTGGCGGCATACGATAGCTTTGATGATCGCTACCTTGGCGCTAAATCAAGTGACCCATCTGTTGACAATGACGGCAATGCCTTGCTTGCTGGATCTTTGTACTACAACACTGTAGTGCCTGAGATGCGTCTGTACACAGGAAGTGCATGGGTAGCGGCTTATGTGTCTGGAGCAAATGTTGCTTACACAAACGCTGCTAATACATTTACTGCCACTCAAACCTTTGCTGGTTCTTCAAGCACTGAGGCAATGAAGACTTCCAATATTGCAGAGGTTGACACCATCTCTGCAACTGCGGCAACAGGCACGATTAACTTTGACATCACGACCCAGTCTGTGTTGTTTTACACCAGCAATGCAAGTGCAAACTGGACTGTAAATTTCCGTGGATCAAGTGGAACATCTTTAAACACTCTTCTGTCAACTGGTGAATGTATCTCTGCCACCTTCTTGGTGACACAGGGTGCAACTGCTTACTACAACTCTGCTGTGACCATTGACGGCACTTCAGTGACTCCGAAGTGGCAAGGTGGTACTGCACCAACAAGCGGCAACGCAAGTTCGGTGGACTGCTACACCTACGTTATCCAGAAAACTGGAAGTGCAACATACGCCGTTTTAGCTTCTCAGACAAAATTTGCGTAAGGGATAGAAGATGCCTCGTTTATCCAAAATTGGAGCCGCCGCTCTTGCCGCCTTTGGGTGGACATCTGGTGTGTCTGCTGTATCTGCCAGCGTCTTAGTCGTTGCTGGTGGTGGTGGTGGTGGTGGTGCGTCAGGCGGTGGTGGTGGTGGCGCTGGCGGTTATAGAACAAGCACAGCATCTCTTAATCCAACGCTTTCATACACGGTAACAATAGGTGCTGGTGGAAATGGAGGAAATGATGCAATCGGAAGTTCTGGTTCTGATTCAATATTTTTAACTGTTACATCTGCGGGTGGCGGTGGTGGCGGTAGAGGTCAAGCATCAGTAGCAACGGCTGGCGCAAGTGGCGGGTCGGGAGGCGGTGCTGGTGGTGAACAAATAGCGGGTACTCCAAGGTCAGGGGGTTCGGGCAATACGCCATCAACAAGCCCATCACAAGGAAATAATGGCGGTTCGGCTACTGCCGTATCTAGTTACCCATCTGCGGGTGGTGGCGGGTCTGGTGCGGTTGGTGGGAATTCTTCTGCTAACCAAGGCGGTGCTGGCGGTGCTGGCACAGCAAACTCTATCTCAGGCACTTCTGTAATCTATGCTGGTGGCGGCGGTGGCGGCTATAACGATTCTGGCGGTGCGGCTGGTGCGGGTGGTACTGGAGGCGGGGGTGCTGGTGGAACAAATGGAAACAATGGAACTGCTGGTACTGCTAACTTAGGTGGCGGCGGTGGTGGTTCAGGAAAATTAAGAGCATCTGCTGGAACAGGCGGGAATGGCGGCTCAGGCATCGTCATCATTTCCTATGTTGGCGCACAGCAATTTGGTGGCGGTGTCGTCACTTCAATTGGTGGTAACACCATTCACACATTTACAACTTCTGGCACTCTTGTTCCAGCTACACCTTTGACAGCGTCTTATTTGGTTGTTGCTGGTGGTGCAGGTGGAGGTTGGAAGTTTGGCGGTGGTGGTGGTGCAGGTGGCTATCGCACAAGCACAGCAACAATTGACACCAACTCAATTTATCTTGTGACTGTTGGTTCAGGTGGTGCTGGTGCGCCAAATGGAAACACAACAACTGGAACGGCTGGTGGCAATTCTGAATTTAGCTCAACAACTTCTGCTGGTGGTGGCGGTGGCGCAAGCCAATCAGCGCAAGCTGGCAGTGGCGGCTCAGGAGGTGGTGCAAGCAATAGCAATACAACATTAAAAGGCTCTGGAAACACGCCTTCTACAAGCCCATCTCAAGGTAATGACGGTGGCAATGGCGCTGTTTCATCAGGCGGTGGCGGTGGCGGGTCAAGTAGCGTTGCTAGTTCTGGTTCTGGTTCAACAGGCGGTAACGGTGGTAATGCCACATCAAATTCAATCAGCGGGTCAGCGGTTACTTATGCAGGCGGTGGCGGTGGCGGCAGTGAAGGTGGTACTGCTGGAACGGGTCAGGGCGGCGGTGGCAATGGTTCAAATAGTGGGTCTACTAATGGTGGCGATGCAACAGCAAATCGTGGTTCTGGTGGTGGCGGTTCTGGTTGGGGTGGCTCAAGCACAGCTAGAGGCGGCAACGGTGGCTCAGGTGTAGTCATCATCAGCTACCCCGGCGCAACCCAACTCATGGCTGGTGGTACTGTCACCATCTCTGGTGGTAATGTTATTCACACATTCACATCAAGCGGATACCTGACACCAATCAAGTTGGTGAGCAACTCTTTGCGTTTCCGTTCAAGTGCAAGCGCATATTTGAATCGCACTTTTACAACCCCAACAAACAATAAATTGTTTACTTGGTCTGGTTGGGTCAAGCGTTCAAATATTGGTGTTTGGAATGATTTATTTGGTGCAGGTGCGGCTGGTGCTAATGGCTTTGGCTTTAATACTGCGTGGAACGATAACGGCCTAGTGTTTTTTACAAATAACATAGGAGGCGATTATTTTTGGCTTGTTACAACGCAAGTTTTTCGTGACCCTGCGGCTTGGTATCACATTGTTTTATCAGTTGATACAACACAAGCCACAGCGTCTAATAGAGCAAAAATATATGTAAACGGCAATCAGATTACAGCGTTTAATACGGCTGTTTATCAATCGCAAAATTCTAGTCTTACATATAACAGCGCAACTGCTCATTACCTTGGATGTTTAGGTGGGCCAACACGGTTTCTTGATGGCTACATGACCGAAATCAATTTCATTGATGGTCAAGCACTGACACCATCCAGCTTTGGAACATTCAACTCCTATGGTGTATGGCAACCCATCACCTATGGTGGTTCGTATGGCACGAATGGTTTCTATTTGCCGTTCAGCAATGCAACCAGCACAACCACGTTGGGATATGACTTCAGCCCTAATGGAAACAACTGGACAACCAACAACATCTCTTTGACTGCTGGTGCGACCTACGACAGCATGACTGATGTGCCTACATTGACAAGTGCGACAGCGGCTAATTACTGCACGTTGAACCCGCTTGAAAATCCTGCTGGATTTACATTGTCAGGCGGTAATCTTGACATGAGTGGCGCTAATGCTTGGCGAGGCACTAGAGCAACTATTGGTGTCACAAGTGGCAAGTGGTATTGGGAGTATGTTCACACTTCTGCAACCGCTGGTGGTGGCACAGGTATATCTACGCAAGCTGGATACACATGGGCGCAGATGGCAATTGCAGACCCTGGCACATATTCGGGTGGATGGATATACATCTATACAGGACAAAAGGGAAATAGCAATTCGTATGTTGCATATGGTGCGGCTTTCACACAAAATGATGTGATTGGCGTTGCATTTGATGCAGATGCGGGAACACTTGTTTTCTATAAAAACGGGGTAAGTCAGGGAACTGCTTACACAGGATTGACTAGTGGGCCTTATTTTCCGACTGATGGTGGAGCATTTGGAGGAAACGTTTACAACTTCGGTCAACGCCCATTCTCTTTTTCGCCACCAAGCGGCTTCGTAGCCCTCAACACATACAACCTATAAGGAACAACAATGCCAACAACATATGCAATTCCTGATGGTCGTACTGTGATGGCGGCTACGCTGTGGACAGGTAACGGCACAAGCCAAGCAATCAACAATGCGGTAAATGGCGTTTCTTTTCAACCTGATATGGCTTGGGTAAAAGACAGGTCAGCCGCAAGAAGTCATGTCTTAATTGATGCAGTAAGGGGAACAGGTCTCACTCTTTTTCCAAATGAAACAACTGCTGACCAATCAAACACAGACCGTATCACATCATTTAATTCAAATGGATTTAGTGTTGGCACAGGTCTTGGAACAAACGCAAACACAGAAACATATGTCGGTTGGCAATGGAACGCTGGCGGCTCAACAGTAACCAACACTAGCGGGTCAATCTCAGCACAGGTAAGAGCAAATGCTACTGCTGGCTTTAGCGTGGTCACCTATACAGGTAATGCGACTGCTGGTGCAACTGTTGGGCATGGGTTGGGTGTAGCACCTAGCATGATTATTACCAAAAACAGAGATTCAACTACTGCTTGGCACGTTTTTCATACGTCACTTGGTGCTACGCAATATATTGTTTTAAACACAACAGCCGCCGCTGTAACAAGTTCTGCGTTAGGTTGGAATAATACTTCTCCAACGTCTTCTGTTTTTTCTCTTGGTGCATCAAATCCATCAAATGCAAACCAAGATGTCGCCTACTGCTTTGCCGCAGTAGCTGGATATTCAGCATTTGGTAAATACACAGGCAATGGAAGTGCAGATGGGCCGTTTGTGTACCTTGGGTTTAGGCCACGCTGGATAATGATTAAAGGAGCTGGCGAGGTTTCAAACTGGAATATGATAGACACATCTCGTGCTCCTTACAACGTTGTAATTCCCCATCTTTATGCAAACGATTCTGCGGCAGAGGCTATAGGAAGTCCAATTTATGACATTCTTTCCAATGGCTTCAAAGTGAGGATTGCCAGTGGTGGTTTTAATACCAATGGTGGCACATATATATATGCGGCCTTTGCCGAAAATCCATTTAAATTCAGTAACGCCCGATAAGGAGAAAACATGAGTCATTTTGCAAAAGTAGAAAACGGTATCGTCACTCAGGTGATTGTTGCTGAAGAAGATTTTATTGCCACTGGCGCTTTGGGTGATCCAGCTAGTTGGTTTCAAACCAGCTATCGCACCATTGGTAACCAACATCCAGAAGGCACTCCATTGCGTGGCAACTATGCTGGCATTGGGTACACATACGATAGCGTGAACAATGTCTTCTATGCACCTAAGCCTTTCAATAGCTGGGTGTTAAATAGAACATCTTGGTTATGGGAAGCACCGACACCTATGCCAACAGAAGATGGGCCATACACATGGGATGAAGAAACCCAAGCATGGGTAAAGGTTGATGTAAATGTCTGACCTTGAAAAAAACTTTGCTGTGCATGAAGCCATCTGCGCTCAGAGATATGAAGCAATTCAAAACTCTTTGCGTGAAGGCGATAGGCGCATGACCAAGATTGAGTACTTGCTGTATGCCGTCATGCTGTGTGTGCTGTTTGGCCCAGGCGTTGCTGGTGAATTTGTTAAGAAGCTTTTAGGGTTGTAACGATGTGGATCCTATATCCTTGCTATTCGCTGCCAATGCTTGTGTGGCAGCAATTAAAGAAGGATGTGAGCTTTATAAACAAGTCAAGACTTCCTTCATGGAAGTCAAGGCAACTGTTGATGAAGTCGCTGGGATATATACAGAAGTTACTGGCTTTTGGAATAAACTTAGTAACTTTTTTAAGCTTAAGAATAAGCCAGCCAAGTCATCTTCCACGCCAAAGCCTGTGGCGAAAAAGAAGGAGAAGTTCGTTGCCGTTGATGAGACTCAAGTCAAGGTCAACATTGTCAAACAACTTACTGAGTTCTTCAAGATACAAGAACAACTTGAAGCACACATAAGAGAAGAAGAAGAGAAGTCCAGAACTGTCTATGACCCAGATCAGAATCACATGGAGGCGGCACTAAAACGTGTGATGGCACAGCAGCAGATGGCTGAGTTGGTGGTTCAGA